ACCGCATCCGATTTAAAAACCGATGAAGATAAAATTTTTAGAACTTGGATCGACGGAGATAACATTTATGTTGAACGCAAAGAATAACAAGCAATGGGAAGAACTAAAACAATCGGAAAAGTTGAACCAATCGCAAAGAAATGGCTCAGCAAAGACGAGGCAAAATCCTACATAGGTTGCTCGGATGACTTTTTAAAAACACTCCGAGAGAATGCGCTCGTTTCTTTCTCCCAATTCGGGAAGATGATCTGGTATGATATATCAAGTATAGATAGATTCATACAAAGTAATAAAGTAGTATAACACACTAAAACAAAACATTATGCTAACACTCAAACAAAGCCCTATTGCTATCATTTTAATGCTCCTAGCGTGCAGCCTCGCAGATGGCGACCCGAAACCGGGTAAACTTATCATCGCACTTTTGATCGTGTTTCTAACGATTATCTATGTGCTAGTCTGTAACTATATAAACGTAAAAAGACATGGCGGCGAATCATCAATGTATCGGTAACTGTCGAATGTGTACGGTTTTGGGCGCATGTCCTGCTGATACTCTAACTTGCGAAGATTGCGGCGAAGAAATCGAACCGGGCGAAGAAATCGAGATAGAAGTCGAAACGTATGAACGCGGCAGACGCGGTACGAAAATAATCACTGTTTGCGCTCGCTGTTATGGGTCGCTTTATCAAGGAGTAAATGATAACTTTTAAAATAATACACAATGAATGAGATAAATAAAGTTCCTGATAAGATAAAGGACAAACTATTAAAACTCAAAAATCTAGCCGAACAAGGATATAAAGGTGAAGCAATAGCCGCAAAGCGAGCATTAGAAGAAATGTTAAATAAGTACGGATTGACTTTGGATAATTTATTTGATGAGGAAATAGAATGGCGATGGATAAAAGTGGGCAGAGACAAATATTTAAAGGAAATATTACATCAATGCCATTTTCAAATAATCGACCAAAGCAAAGCTACATACAAGGAATATGATACACAAATAGGCTTTAAATTGACAGCTTCGCAATATGCTGATTTGATGTCTTTATTTGAATTTCATTCCTCCCAATTTAAAAAGGAACGTGAAAAAATAATGGGTAGTTTGGTTAGTGCTTATGTTCAAAAGCATGGTATTTGGGGGCATTCAGATGATGAAAATAAGGAAGAAGCTAAAAAGCCTATAGACTTCGAAAAGATTAAAACAATACTAGCTATTGCAGGCACAATGGAAGATATTACATATCATAAACAAATAGAATAGTTCAATTATAAATAATGCACGATATGACACATTGGAAAACTCAATTCAATTATGACTATCTAGGCGCTTACAGCCTACCGGACGGAAAAGATATAGTTCTCACCATCCGTGAAACGAAAAGAGAACAGGTAGTCGGTGCGTCTGGAAAGAAAGAAGAATGCTTCGTCGCTTACTTCTTCGAGAATGTAAAACCGATGATCCTCAACCGGACGAACTGCAAAACTATGACGAAGATTTTCAAAACACCGAATTTCGAGGAATGGATAAACAAGCAAATTCAGATAGGCGCGGTAATGGTGGACGCTTTCGGCGAAAAAGTTGATTCGCTCCGTATTCGTCCATTCATCCCGAAAGTTGAAAACTCATTGCCTACGGTTGAAACTGGATCGGTGATCTGGAAAAACATTCTAGACGCATTGGCGGGCGGCTATACAGTTGCGCAAGTCCAAATGAAATACAAACTAACAAAAGAACAAATCAAAGAATTAATAGCACATGAAATCAAGTGAGCAAAAAGAGATCGAATGGAAGGAAAGGAGACGAGGCAAAATAACTGCCTCTACGCTTCCCGATTTGATGAAAGCGGGCAAAGGTTGTCCGTTTGGTAAGGGTGCGTTTGATGCGATGTATTTAGTACGATACGAACGCAGGACCGGAACGATGCGAGAAAACGGAAGTAACAAGGCGTTTGATTGGGGACATGAAAACGAACCGCTAGCGGTCGAGTGGGTGAGGACCCAACTAATGAATGAAATCAAATCGTGTACAACCGATTTTAAAGACATTGTTTTCAATGAACCGTTTGAAGGTTTCGGCGATTCTCCCGATTTCTATGTGTATGGATTTGACGGGAAAGTTATCGCTCTAGGCGAAATCAAATGCCCGATGTCACAGGGTAAAATCGAATCTCTGCAATTCGGGAATACCATTGACGAAAAAGATGAATACTATTGGCAGTTCCTCGGTCATTTCCTCGGTCGCCCGGATGTAGACAAACTGTATTACGTCATTTATGACGGCTACGTGAACGACGGTCGGATACTTGAAATGAATCGCGCTGATCATGTAGACAATATAAAGAAACTCTATGATCGTGTCCGATTAGCCAGTGAAATGATAGACGAATCTATTCGTTCCGGTCTGGATTTACTTGATTGTGTCGATAAGGCAAAATCGGTCCTAGAATTAAAGATACAGATCGAAGCGTTAAAGCCGGATGCGAAAAACAGCGTACCGATCAAAAATCAGATTTATAAGCTACGGAAAGAAATACGCAAACTGACAAAGAAATAACCGTCACAACACTAACACAACACGATTAATCACATTTTTTATAAACGCTTTAATAAACACGAAATTATGAGTAGCAAAAACAAAAAAAGAGAAATTTTAGATCACATTCCTTTTTTCTATCCTTGTTATATGAGTAGAATTTATGATATACTAAAAAGCTACGGATGCAAATTGACATATAATGAAATTTATGATCTTGTTGAAGAACATCTATATAAAATTGGGGATAAATATATGAGGGTCATAGATTACCATCTATTTAAAGAATCTGATTCTTTAACTAAGGTTGATATACTTAATGGGCGCATAACATGCAAATCTGCATCGGTAAGCACACCGGAGCAAAAGGTTATAGACAAAATAAAATTCGCAGAGAAATATAATATCCCTTATGAGGGTTTAATCGAACTAATTAAAGAAATGAATTTATGATGCACAATTGGTTTTTAACAAAAATCCGTTACGAGAAAGTAATGGAAAACGGAATGCAAAAGAAAGTAACTGAACCGTATTTAGTCGATGCGCTGAGTTTTACCGAGGCAGAAGCGCGAATAATCGAAGAAGTAACTCCGTTTATCTCCGGTGAGTTCACCGTGTCCGACATTTCCCGCGCACATTATAGCGAGATATTTACGAGCGAAGAAGATTCTGCCGATAAATGGTATGCCGGACGACTCGCTTTTATTACGGTGGACGAAGTAAGTGGCAAAGAAAAGCGGACTTATACGAATGTTTTGGTACAAGCCGCAGACATTCACGACGCAATGAAGAAACTCGACGAAGGTATGAAAGGAACGATGGCGGATTACTCTTCTATTTCGTTGAAAGAAACGGCGATTGTAGATGTTTATCCGTATCATTCAGAAGAAAAGAACGAATTAAAACACAACACAAGCAAGTAACAGCGCGCCGGGTGAAAGTCCCGGCAAATCGGATAAGTGGCGGAATTGGTAAACGCTCCACCCTAGTGCGTGGAATTGGTTCCGATCGTGACGGACGTTCGCAAGCGGTCTGCGACAAATCTCGGTTCAAATCCGAGCTTATCCACATTCACAAACCAAAATAAAGACATGGCAAAGTATAACAATGTAAAGATAGAGGGATACGACTCTAAAAAGGAGTATCGGCGCGCTAAGGAGTTGAAACTACTCGAAAAGAAGGGGATTATAACCGGATTGCAAGAGCAAGTAAAATACGAGCTTATTTCGCCTCAATATCGTTTCTATGAAGTACAGGGAGTGCGGAAGATGCTACGCAAAAAGGAACTTCTAGAACGAGGCGTTTATTATATCGCAGACTTCGTTTATTATCGAGATGGCGAGTATGTCGTTGAGGATACGAAAGGAGTTCGAACAAAGGAGTATATAATCAAACGGAAGCTCATGCTTTACGTTCATGGAATCAGAATAAAGGAGGTATAAAATGGCGAAGAAAACAACACTGGTACACAAAAGCGATTGCCGGACGTGTCGGAACGGCGGAGAAGAAAAGAACTTTATTTGTTATTGCTCCGTCCTTAAAGTGGGGCGGTCCATAGGGATAAGGATTTGTAATTATTATGTAGCTAGGTAATGGAAGGATGGATAAAATTACATCGGTGTTTTTTAGATTGGGAATGGTTTAATAAGCCGGAAATGGCTAAAATATTTCTTTATTTTCTTCTAAAGGCAAATTGTTCGTGTAAACAATGGGAAGGAATTTCTATAAACATTGGACAGCTTGTAATAACTAGAGAAAAGGTTTGCTCTGATTTAGATATTAGTCCGCAAGTATTTAGAACGTGTATCAAACGGCTAATATCAACCAATGAAATAACCGTTAAATCAACCAACAAATATACATTGATAACTGTCTGTAAATACACAGATTACCAAGAATCAAAGAGAATCAATAACCAATGTAATAACCAAGAAAGCAACCAACAATCAACCAACGAACAACCAACGCCTAACCAACAATCAACCATAAACAAGAATAAAGAGAATATATTCACTACACCCGCGAGCGCGTATGCGTATGAGGCTGAAATAAGTTTAGATTCCTGTTTTGATTGCTTGATGCTAAATGAGGTGTTTTGGATGGAACAGTTTTGCATGAATAATCACCTAACACCGCAAATGTTTGCTGACTATCTGAGAAGTTTCTTCGTTGATCTACAAAACCGGGGCGAAACTTCAAAATCAGTGAAAGATGCTAAATTTCATTTTGCGAATTGGTTCAAACAAAATAAAAACAAAAGTAATGAAACAGATCGGAAACCTACTAAAGCAGACAAGACGCGAAACCTCGTTGCAAGTATCGCAGACGAATGCACGATCAATGCAAATTGCCTGTCTGACGACGAAGTACTCAGATTTTAAAGCTCTGGCGACTGTCTTTAATCCATCGGCAGGGGCGAGACTACCCAATAACATAAATCGGGCATTTAACAGTGATACGCCTACACTCGAACTTATATCAGCCGCTTACGGACGACATAATGCACTTAATTGGATAAATGTTCAAATAAACAGTATCGACCTATATACACAGGTTAAAAACGATTTGAACGAATATGCCCGAAATGAAATGTCAGAACTGATTCTTTCGCACTACGGCTTTTTAAAACTGCCCGAATTCATGCTTTTTGTCGCTCGATTTAAATTAGGAATTTACGGGCGTTTCTATGGTTCGTTTGATCCGCTTTATCTCTGCGAGGCGCTGAAAAAGTTTAGAGTAGATCGAAATGCAGAGTTAGAACGCATACGAATACGAAATACACAACGGGCAATAGAAGAACGAGCTTCACAGATTCCAGAAGGATATACTTCATGGGCTTGGTATCAAGAAGTGAAGAAACGGGCGGAGGCGGGCGATATTGAAGCGATAGAGTTATTAAAACCACCAAAGAAATAATATCATGCGAAGAAGAAAAAAGAAATTTGTCTATTTCAAGAAAATTCCGGTTCGCGTCGATCTGGACCAATGGCGGCGACTAGACAAGATCAAAACCGACTACCATTTCAAGAGTACATATGAGATCATGCAGTACATTTTAGGCTGCTTTCTCCGGGTTGCTGATCCGATGCCCGACGATGACGACGAAGAAGTATTACCGGACGAAATCAAAGAAATGTTCTATGATCTATCAGAAGCAGAACGACATTTCGAGTATGTAAAACCAAAACGAAAACTACCACAGTACAAGGTAGATGAAATGCACGGACAAAAACGATTAGAAGGATTTTAATATGATTAGAAAACTATCAAACACAAACTATTTGCACGACGTATCAGTAGACCCCGTCGCAGTAAATGAACGAAACCGGAAGTATATAGATCGGTTTGTTTCAGAGAATTATAACGGCTTAGTAGCCAAGTTTTCACCTTTAGACGGCACGATAAATTCAAGCTCATATGGAGCACTCGACAAACTAAACGAAACGATCCTGTCACTTTACACTGATCCGGATTTGCACTTTTCAAGTTGGATCGAAGCGAAACAGTATCTATCGAGTAAGTTTACAGAAAAGGCGATCCGAGTTCCAGTGAAGAAGCCTGTGAAAAGTGAAGTAGGGGAGAATGACGACGAATTTATTAATGATTGAGAAAAGAGCAATGAACATCGGAATATTAGCAGTTGATAGTAATTTTCCCAATCTCGCGCTTATGAAGATAAGCAGCTATCATAAAGCACGTGGCGACAATGTGGAATGGTATAATCCTTTGTGTTCATACGATAAGGTCTACATGGCAAAGGTGTTTTCGTTTACACCGGATTACGGCTACTATATTAATACTGATCAGATCGAGAAAGGTGGTACTGGTTACGATATGAAGAAAATACTTCTTCCAGATATTGAAAAAGCTATTCCCGATTACAATTTGTATAATATAGACAAGGCTTTAGCTTATGGTTTTCTGACAAGAGGATGCCCTAACAAATGCAAATGGTGTGTAGTTCCTACTAAAGAAGGCAAAATTACCCCATACATGGATATTGAGGAGATAGCCGTCAATGGTCGCAAAAACATAATCCTTATGGATAACAATGTACTTGCATCCGACTACGGTTTACAACAGATTGAAAAGATTGCCTCCATGGGAGTACGTGTAGACTTCAATCAAGGATTAGATGCGCGCTTAGTGACAGATGATATTGCTCGGCTACTCGCTAAAGTGAAATGGATAAAACGTATTCGGTTCGGTTGTGACACACCGGGACAAATCGCAGAATGTGAACGGGCTACGGATTTGATTGATAAGCACGGTTACAAAGGCGAATACTTCTTTTATTGTATCCTGCTTAGTGACTTTAAAGAATCGTTTGAGCGTGTCAATCATTGGAAGAACAAAGGCGGTCGGTTCTTGCCGCATTGTCAGCCTTACCGGGACTTAAATAATCCTCGTCAAATTATTCCTCAATGGCAAAAGGATTTAGCCGGATGGGCTGATAAGAAGTGGATTTTTAGAAGTTGTGAGTTTAAAGATTTCATCCCGCGAAAGGGATTTGTTTGTAGTGAATATTTTTAAATCAATTAGAGTAAAACAATAGAAATATGAAGAAAATGCAATTTAAAGCAGGGCGGATTCCAAATGTTATTCACTTTTTTCCGTATATCAGAATTAGTCGAGGTGAATATGCGGCTAATTGGAAAAGGTTTGCAATAGAGATAGGTTTTTGGTATTGGGCGATAGGATGGTTCTTTGCATTAATACCTTACTGCGATAAATGTGGAGCCTATTTAAAGTGTGATTGTAATTGTGATGATGATTGGCTTGATTTAGATGATGATGAATATGAAGATTAACTAATAACAAGATAAGAAAGGAATATTATGGAAACAATAAAACTAACAAAAAAAGAAGAAGAGTGGATTAAAGAGCTAAAGAAATTGATGCGAAAGAAACCTAAATCATTAATCCTCTTTGCTAACGGTGATTTGAATATCCTGAAAGGAAGCAAGGAAAATCCTTCATGTGAAACGGAAGATGGCCGAATGGATAAAGATAGAATTGCAGATTCCATTTTATTTGCTTGTGAGGGTGGAGATTTTTAATAAACGAATAACTAATTTAGAAAAGATGTAATTAAGAGAGTATGAGCAACCTCATACTCTCTTAAAGTTAAATTAATGAGAATAAGGGTAGTAAAATATACTTCCATATTCCTAATAAAGTTCCAAGTTCTAATGAGAACCAAATCATCTTTGTAATTAAAGAATCTTTTTTAACTGATGAGGTGGCACTACTATTATTCGTACCATACTCCATGTTAATCTTGATTTTTTTCCACTGGCATTTCAGTTTTAAATTAAACATATGTTGATTTTTTTAAAAATTATTTTGCAGAAGCAAGCCTCTGCGGAAAGCTTATCTAACACTTTCTATACTAAATATATAATTTTTTAAATAAATGTCAATAGAAGATGAAAAAAAATAGTCAATTGCCAGAAAAAAAAGTTGCTTAAACTCCAACAGCTCTTGCAGAGCTTGGATATAAGGGTGATACGCTGATCTCATGTTTTTATTTGACTTTCATAAGAACCAGCTCAAGAAGGAATGGGATAGATATTGAAAAACTTATGTTGTGCCTACGTAAGTAAGCATGAGATTATAAACAGAATCAAATCAGAAATGAGCCAAACACAAAATCAATCAAAGTATTATTATTCCCCTCGTTTTCGTCACTTCAATATCTATCGTCGCGATCCAGACGGAGACACAAAGGTAGATGACGCGGCAACGCAGGAAGAGGCGAAACGGAAAGTCTACGAATTAAACGGATGGAATTACAAACCTAAAAACAACACGGC